CTCATTTTGCTTTTTTCTAACTATGCAATTTCTCTTTTTATTAAACTTAAAGTATTGTCATCATTCTTCACTAAGATATATCGTTATAATTCTTCCAATTAACTTCTTATCAGTTCTATGTTTTAATAATCCAAGATAAGAATTTATTGATTGCTGGAATTTAATTAAATATGATTCTTTATCTTTTATACTATTCAGGAATCTTATTTTGCATAGCAGTCTATATATAGTTTTATTGTTTATATAAGTTCTTCCAAACTTGATGTGTGATCCAAGAAATTCAACTCCTTTAGAGTAATGTTGAAAATAAAACTTCTTTTCATTTAGTCTACAATTATTACTATGAACAATATTTCTAATGTTATTCATCATTTTCAACATTCTTAATTTATCATTTCCAACTATTACTATATCATCAACAAATCTTACATATCTAATAAACCCTTGACTATCTAAATAGATATCTAAATCCACCAAATAATATAGCATAGTTATTTGTCAGATTAATCATCCTATTGCAGCTCCAGTTCCATATGGTTTATTAAATAAAGATTTATCTGGTTCAATAAACCTTCAAAGAGTGACATCACCACGTTTCTCACAGTTTTGAGCTGGGTTTGAGAAAAGACATTCATGTAAAAGATATAGAACATCCTCCTTATCCTCTCCAAAATATTCCTCCTCAACTAATTTCTTTACTTTTTCGTATGCTAAATATCAATCGGCATTTGGAAAATATCCCTTAATATCAACTTTCATAATTCAGCAATCTTTAGTATAAAAGTCTGACATTTCGAGGATATCATTCTTTAATTGAGAAATAGCTTTATCGCCTCCTAAGTTTTTTCGATTACTAAAGGTTCTTAAAGGAACATGTTTATTTATTAGAGGCATTATTCGTTCATATAAGTAATGATGCACTACTCTGTTTTTAAAACTGGTGGCAAAGATTTCTCTCGGCTTTGGAATTAAAACTACAAAAGCGTAATTTCCATCACACACATAAGTTTGACTGTTAATTTCATTTCATAATTTAATAGTATTTAATTCTTTATTAAGCATGAATTTAACAGTTTCCTTACTTTTCCTTTTATTCTTTGCAGCACTATCAGCTGCACACAAAAGATCTTCAAGTTTGACCATAGTATCAAATTGACTCGGCACACAGGAACAATAGTTAATGTATTGTAGAAATTGTTGTTGTTCAAATAACCATTGGAGTTATAATTCCACATATTGTTGCTATTGTACCTACAACTACATCAACGATTGGCGTAGCTAGACTATTACTGAAGTTGGCGCTTTCAACTTGCATTGCGGTGTTGTTGTCGCCATAGTCTCCCTCAATTTAATGCAAATTTAAAAGTTCGCTAGAAGAAGCTACTTATTCTCCTTTGCATTGTTTACTTGGTAACTTATTCACTGATATCATTTCTCAGATTGTTCCTGAATAGTAGCTATTGTAATATAGACCTTGTTTCTTAGGCCAACTACATGCTTTGTGTCTAAATTAATCATATTTAATTTAAAGCATTCTTCTGTTAAAAACTTTATAGTTTCTAAACATTCAAGAAGTTTATATGCTTCATCTAATTTTATATTATCCATTGTTATATGATAATATGATAGCGCAAAATGCGTATGAGCATCTATAACAGCTTTATATAATAGCATGCCTGTAGCAGTTCTATCATATTTTGACATATATCTATTAAGTTCTCTTGCATGAGAATACATATCCATTAAAGCCGGATATAAATCAGTTTTATCAAGCGTTTTACTCATTAAAGCCGGTTTAGTTCCCAACTTAGAAACTGGATATTTTTTCTCAGTTAAATCAGCAAAATTGTAATTCATATTTGTAAAAGCTTAGCCGCTTAAAACGCGGCTAAGCACTGTACGTTTTGTATATTAAGGAATCAAGAGGCGGCACACAGGAACAAAAGTAAATGTAAGGTAGAAAATGTAGCCGGACAAACAACCATAGGAGGAATAATACCACATAAAGCCGCTATAGTACCTACAACTACATCAACGATTGGTGTTTGTACTTATTAAGTCTCCTCCCATTGCATATATAGTCTGGTTTACTTTATCATACTGAGATACACTACTAATTCCAGTATTTCCGTATGTAATAGGCCTCATTAATACAACCATCTCTTCTACATCTGGAATATACCACTTTCCAGCAGCTACATTTGCATTTGCAGAATATCCGAATGTTGCAGCAGATCTAGCAGCTGTATACATATAATCTGAAGTACCATCTTTCTTTGTATATGTATTATTTGCTAGTGCATATGTATATTGATGCCCAACATCTCTCCAAGAAGCCACTCCTCTATTCACAGGAATCTTTACTTGGTTGTGTTCTAGATATTCATCATAAGAAGAATAAATAGCTCTATAATTAACACCATACTCGCCATTAAACGAAGCTTGTGAAATAGGAGTATTATTAGTACTAACTGCCTCTGCAGAAGAAAGTGTTCTACCGCCCCAACGCTTAATAGCTCCGATGTTTACAGTATTATAAATTCTACTGTATCCATCCATATCTAGATTCCAAGTAATTGCAGGAATCTCCTGAGCCACATTTGCTGCAGATGATAATCCCGAACTAAATCCATCACTATGTTGTCTCCAGTGATTATAGTTTCCTTCTACAAATTCGACATCTCCATTGGAATCTATATACATATAATAGGAACGACTATTAGGATCATTTCCAGAAGTTGCAGCCCAAGTATTAAACTGAGATACAAAATCAGCTTTAGTAGAAGCATTGTAATTAAAGGTTAGGGCAGTAGCTGTTCCATTATTGCCATAAGTAGTAAGAACTCCCGATCTATCTGTACTATCTAATGTATAGCCAGTGATTTTTAATCTCCAGACATCAGAATATTTCTTACCACCTAAAGATGTATGAGAGATAAATCTAACATCTTTACCCCGCACCCAATAAACCACTCCTACCTTAGTCCAACTACTAGGGAAAGTAGCATTATTAAAAGTCCCAAAAGCAATGAAACGGATATTACCATCAGCATCCAGAACTACAGCATCTCCATATTTTGGTATTGTAACCAACACATTAACACCATTAATAACAGGTGTATTTGAATCTAATAGTAAACCAACTGTTGATTCAGTGGTAGACTTCACTGCAGAAGCCCACTCAGATTCATTTGTATAACTTTTAATCATATATTAAGCTTGTTTTCAATCTGTTGTTGCACTATTATTAACAGCATAATACAATGCTGGACCAGATGTATTAATATAAAACTGTCCTGCAAATGCTGGAACCATAGTAGGAGCTCCAGAACCTATAATAACAGTCTTATCTCCATTTATATAGTATCCATTAGCAGAATCTATAGAATTAGAAGTTAGAATATCAGTAACTCCAACTCCATTCTCTAAAGCTTCAACCCGAGAAGTCAACTTAGCAATGTGCTCAGCTATAACTTTAAAAGCATTTCCTGATAATTCTCCACTCGCTGTAACATTCTCAATACTTATAGAACTAGGTAGTTGAGAATTTGCAACAGATCCTCCAATTTCACTAAAATCATAACTTGGTTTAGTACTTGCTTTAGCTCATGCTGATACATCACTTGCAGGTAAAGTAGTAGGATATGCTGGAAGATTTACTGTTTTGTTAGTAATAGCTTGCTCAGTTCCACCAAGAGTAATATGTTCAATCTTGTTTACTTGAGCACTTTCTTCAATACCAGATAATTTATTCTTCTCTGCAGTTGTATAATTGTTATCTGTATGTACGTAATCAGCATCCTGAACAAGGTTTTGAGGTTTGTTCTTAATGAACGCATCAGAATTAGTATCAGTTACATTTCAATCAGACTGAACATTTACTTCTGCTCCATTTACTATTCCTGCCAATTTATTCTTTTCTTCAGTAGTATAATCCTCTGTAGATAACTGCTTTCCTGTTACTTTATCAACTTTATTATTTAAAGCTGCAGTTAAGTCTGCATTAGTAGGTAAAGCAACTAACTTAGTAACAAGTTCTGCAGTAACTCCAGATTGGATAGCTGCCCATTCAGTTGAAGTAAATGAAGAATTGTTCAGATCATACTCATATACCCAAGCAGTTCCATTGTATTTATATCTCTTAAATACAACGTTTCCAGCAGAATCTACTGTATTCCAGAAGACATAGTCATTATCGTCAGCTGTAGTCAGAGTTTCTAGTCAAGCCTCGAATTGAGCTTGAGTAAGCCCTGCAGCACTAGTTCCCTGGAAAGTTGCAGTAGAAGTAGCAATACTTGAATTAACAAAGTTCTTATCAGCTAACTGGTTACTTGAGCTAGCCTGAGTAGGAATTACATTAGTAATTGGGGTTAAGTCAACATTGACTTTCTTATTAGTTATAGCAAGGTCAATCCCACTTACTTGAACACCTTCTAGGATATTAACTTGAGCTCCAGCTTCAATATTAGTTAACTTTGAAACTAGTTCTGAAGTGATTCCTGATTGAATTGCATTCCACTCTGATGTTGAGAAAGAGTTGTTGCTTAAAGTATACTCATATATCCACGATGAGCTAGAACGAATATATCTCTTTAATATAGCATTCCCGTTAGAATCTACTGTATTCCAGAAGACATAGTCGTTCTCATCTGTTGTTAAACTGTTAGCCCAGGCAAGGAATTGCTCTTCAGTTAAACCGGAGGCACTAACTCCTTTAAAGGCCGCTTTTGCAGCCTTTATTGAAACCGCGACAAAGTTTTTGTCTGCGAGTTTATTACCCACAGTAGCTTCCGTAGGGATAACGTCTTTTATAGGGTTTATAGCATTATCAAGATCAGTTTTAGTCTGATATCTAGAATCGTTCTCTAAATCAGATACTTTAGTTGGAATGCTGTCTGCAACATCGTCAATGTTATCCTGCAGAGTATCTAGAGCCTCGCTAACAGCATTGAAAGCTTCGTCTACAGCATCCTCGAAGTCATCTACTTCGTCTTGTAAATTATCAACTTTGGTATTAGTTGCATAGTCACCTTTAGGCTGATATGCTTCATTAGCTCTCAAAACTTCATTTTCTACAGCTGCCGACAATTCAGACTTAGAAGCTTTAGTATTTAAAGCATCAGTAGTAGCCTTTTGAGACATAATCTTTTCTGGATCGTCTCCAGTTGACTGAGTCATAGTATTATTAATAAACTCAGTAACAACTTCTTTACCAGGTCTTTGAAGAATTTCAATCTCTTCTGGTGTTAAGTCAGATAATTCCATCTTGGCTTTCACTCCAGTATTTTCCCAGACTTGCTGCTCCTCAGGAACTCCAGTATCTTTACAGATGTACCAGTAGTTGTCCTGAATCTTAATTCCGGGAGATTTTCCAACAATTCCAGATAAGACGAAGTCCCAATAAGTTGAAACCACACCTATAACTGTTCCGCTTTCGTCTGTTATAAAATCTTTTGGTTCATTATCAAGAGTTGATAGATGACTTTTGGCACAGGCCAGGAGAACCTGGCCATGTACCACGTAGTCAATTGTATAATCATCACTTAAATAATGAGCTCCAACCATTCATTCTCCAGACCAGTGGAAAGAAGCTCCACGATAATAGTCTCTAGAATGTTGTGTTGCGAAGGTATTGTTGTAATTTATTTTTACTTTTTTACTCATATTATAAAGTATAATTGTTTGTTATATCATTCTCTACTAGAGTTTTAACTCCAAACCTTTCATTATCTGTACCAGAACCAAGTTTAGTGTATCCTCTAAAGGTGTCTGAGTAGTTCATATTATTTCTATATGCATCTCTTGAATACTTAGAGTCAAACATCTTACTGAACTTGATCATCTGATTTCTTACTCTATCTACACTAGTTCCAGCTGAAACTGTTGTTATACAGAAGGCTTTCTCAGTTGAGGAAACTTCATGTTTGTTGAAGACTTCGGAAAGTTCTGTGTAAACTCCTGGATATTTACCGCTGTCCCAGAAGCTTTCGTAGAATAATCTTTGAAGATTAAGCGTTCCAGATAAAGGAGCAAATATCGTAGAAAGTTCAGAAAGCTGAGGCTGCATTGTATCTTGGAATGCTCCAGAAAGATCGGTGATCTTAGGTGCATAAGAGAAGAAGCCTTCAGGAATCATATAAGCATGACCATTATGAATGTAATCATGTCTATAGTAACTCATGAGTTTGCAGCATCTAAACATATCTCTAATACTTGTTGTATTTGGAACTGGTTTTAACATATAAGGACATATACGTCCAGTTAGACCATAGCCATACTGGTTATATCCTCCAGAACCATTCCATTGATAGTTCCAACCTTGAATTCCGGAATAAGCAAATAAGCCATAGATATCGCAGTTGTTCTTACAGTATCTCAGTAGATCCGGAGGTGCAATATAAGTATTTACTGCAGTTTTCGCCTCACCAATACCGCCACCTGTGTCAACTATAACATTCTCGTAAGTACAGTCAGTTATCAGTTCTGCCGCAGTATTACTTACAGTATTGTCTAAGAGTTCATAGTTATTCTTAGTTGCAAGTGTAAATGTGCTTGGGAAGTGATATCCGTCAAATACCCAGATAAATGTATACTGTCTAGTATCAACATTTGGATTAATCTCAAATGGACCAGATGCTGAAGTACTGTAATATAAATAAGGAGCGTAGTTAGGATTGTTCTCAACTTCATTATCTATATTGTTATTGCTATAAGCAGACAGATTAGAGTGCTGGAAGCAATACTTCATCGAAGAGATCTGATTTCTAACAGTCTTTACCACAACATCATAAGGTTGTGGATTTATATAGTTATATCCAATTATTTGACCTTGATCATCTAAAATCGGCTCTCTTTCATTGGTTCCAAAGTAATGGTATGTTTTAACACTTTCTCCATGCCAGAAGAATTCGTAAGGAATGCTTCCGCTTAATGCAGGAAGCTTACTGTTGGTTGCAGTTTCAGCGAATGCATAATCTACTTTTGCAATATTAGGACAGTTCTGGAAATTCACTCCAGAAGACAGTTTGTAAGAAACTCCAATATTGTAGAATATTGCTGAAATGTCCTCAAGTCTTGTATTATTTGCAAACATATTTCCAGGAAGCTCAAGATCACTGTAAGTATATTCAGAAGTTGCATTCATAAATACACCAGCAAGTCTAGTTGCTTTTCTGTTATTTGCAAAAATATCAATTGGGAACTGTTCTGCAATAGTCTTGTTAAATCCAGTAAAGCATACATTGAAGTAATCAGTACTACCCCAGCTTCCAGTTCCACCATAACCGAGTTCAATCAGGTTCGTAAAGCTGCTAAATGTATTACTATTCAGTTCCATATTAACATAGTACTCTTGAGTTGGAGAACTAGTCATCATGAAGCTCTGTCTTAAGTACTGTACATTAGCAGGAGTCACGAAGAAGTCTGATAACACGAAGTTCTCAGAATATGCATGAGTACTTCTAAATGCTGTGGCTACAGTAGAAACTCCAGAAGGAATCTTAAAGTTCTTTGAGTAGTCTATATAGTTAACTCCACTTATAAAGCCTCCGATATTTACCAAGTTCGGAATATTATTGAAGAATCCACTTAAATCACCAGTATTCTCTTTTAGATTAGAATATATATTAACAATCGTAGACCAACTAAAGTCAGAAGGTGGGTTATTTAATATATACGAAGGATTAAAGTAGTTCAAACTTGTCATTACATAGTTGTTAGACATTCTTCTGAATAGATACTTGTCAACAACATAAGTATAACTATAGAATACTCCAGAGAAATCTGTACAACTTACTAAAGCGGAGAATAATCCGTTATCTGCAGTAACAGTTCCATTGGATATCGTAGGGGACTGTAAGTATAACTTATGCGAACCTGCATTATGACTGAAGCAGAAGTTCACCGAAGTAACATTCGTACAATCAGCAAATAGTCTTACATCTGGATTATTATTATTTTCAATATCAAAGAAGCCATAATCTGTATTCTGAGGATATGCGAACATACTATCAAGATTAGTTCCACTTCCGAGATTTGATAAAATATAATAATAGTCAAATAAAGTACATTTTGTCTGATAGAATGCTCTATAAGATTCAGAAATTCCGAATGTTATATTTGTAACTTTACTTCCACTGCTATAATAGTTATTAGTAATATCTTTGGGGTGTTTTACTTTAGTTCCGTTTAAAACTGCAGATCCATGCCATGTAACTGTTGATAAATCAGGTCCATGAACAGAGAAGTTCCTTAATCCATAGAAGCAATAAGTAGTATTCACTGAGATATTACCGTAGACTCTACGAAGTTTAGCACAGTTCTGAAGTGTGTAAACTAGATATACAGGAGAACTTTGGTCATTCTTGAACTGTATTTCTTGCACTTCTGAGTTACTGTCAAGTCTTATATAAGTGGCACTAGAGTTTGTGCTAGTTCCCAGATTAGTAAATCTTGATAAGTCAAGACATGTGCTATCAGTTCCGCTATCATAAGTAATATAGGCAACTTTAGTCTGATATAGATTTAATTTTGTTAACTTAGTAAAGTCAGAACCTTTCAGAGTTAATGAACTTAAATTTGTACATCCGCTTAGATTTAGGTTTGTTAGTTTATCAACATAAACAGTTAATGAAGTAAGTGAAGTACAGTTATTAATTGTTAAGGATGTTAGGTTAGTAGCATTATCAGACTGGATAACAGATCTAATTGCTGAGCAGTTAGAAATATTAACAGTACTGAATTTAGAGAAATCTACATCAGTAATCGTCCCATTGTTACTAATAGTCAAGATTCCGTAAGAACCTCCTTCATATTTTCCGGAGACTGTTAGAGACTTGATTCTATTATTTGATAAATCTATATTCTTAGTCCATGCAGGTCTTATATCACAGGATGCAATTGATGCACCTCTGAGTTGCACATTCTGCAGATTATTACAGTCTGTTAATACCAGAGAACTACTGTTGATGTTTCTGGCATCAATATCTGTAACTCTAGATCCAACGACTCTCAGTGATACTGCAGATTTTGAAATATCGATAGTAGACAAGTTATAGAAGGAATCATTAATAGATAGAGTTCCAGAATAACCTGCACTATTCATAACAATCGATTTTACAGCAGGAAGTACGAAATCAAAACCTCCACTATAAGATCCAGCAGTTCCGTTTATAAATTCTAAGTATTTGTTGTTTATATAGAATGGAACAGCATTAGTAGAAGATGAAGAGTCTACAAAGGAGTTTATAGAATCTAGATCTGTCCATAATTGAGATCCACCGAATATAGAAGGCTGCACACTACCGAAAGAAGCCCTAATTGTGTAAGGTACATTCTCTTTCTCCAGTAAGAACTGATTTAGAGAAGTAGAACCTCTAATGATAAGTGGAGTATAAGCTGGAGCCTTTACTACAAATTCAAGACTACTTTGCTTTCTTCTCCAAGGGTCAGCACCACTCTGGAAAATATCCTTCAAGATAACAATATCTGTGTTGTTATTTAGACCAGGAGTAGTTCTAACTGGCTCTGTATATGTAGTGCTTCCTCTATGGATAATGATATCAGCACCTTCCATATTGAAATAAGCATCTAGAATATGAAGACGACCTTTTAGCCATTCAGTAGTAACTTCAATGCCTCTACCAAATAAGTACTTTGAGATAGTTGAGAATCCAGTTCTTCCGGAAGCACCTTCATCAAGAACAGTTTCCTGATAGTATAGATATTTGTTTCTGTAGTTTAAGTTCAACATACAAGCTGGAACCCCAGCTAAGTTAGAAGCATAATATCTTTGAATGAAAGTTTCAGCAGTCTGAAGTGGACCTCCAACAACTCTCCAGTTTCCGTAAATAGTCTGAGGAGCTAGGAAGCTAGTTTGACTATTATAGCTATCTAAGGCTTTAGTGTATTTAGCAACAGCAAATAAGTAAGATGAGGGAATATCGTAACCAATGATGCTAGTCCCAATTGGGAAATAGTCTCTATAAACGGTTACTCCGTTGTTTACTGTTTTTGCTGCAACTTTATTTACATCCTCTGGTCTTGTTCTATCGATCAGATTTCCATCTTCATCATATTCTTTAATATCGGATTTCCAGTAATCAGAGAAGCTGAAATAAGACGATGCATTACCATCATTATCTCTACCTAAGCAGGTATCCATATCGTAGAAGAATAGACCGAACTCTGTATTATCCCAAGTCTTAATGTTGGTATTTTTCTGCACAGAGTCAATCAAACCGAAGGCCATACATGTTGTATAGTAATAAGCAAGACTATTATAGTTCAATCTTCCTTTTACAAGTTCCCCGTCTACGACACCACCAATACAGTTAAATAAATCTTCATATCTTGCAGGAGCAATTATATCTCCTTTCTGTGTATAAGTTGTTCCATTTCTTCGATACTGAACCTTATAGTCAGGAACAATATTAACTGTATGGTAAGCTACAGATTCATCCTCTGGATTCTCTGGATCATTTACCGGTTCAAATTCTTTTCCCATTTCCCCGAATAGATAACCTCCACCTAAAGATACGGAGTGTACAAAGTTTTGTATACTGTTCTTTGCTTGAGAGTTATTAGCATAAGTAACAATATCTCCGAACATGAAGTTGGAAGCTTCATCATTTTGTTGGAATAGGATAGTATCATCATACTGAGAGAAGTCCCAGTACTTTCTACTATCTTGAACCTCAGCTGCAACGAATCCTTCAAGAGGATCCAAACCTCTCTGAGTTCCAGAACCAACAGTAGTAAATGAGAAAGTAGTATTACTTGTATCTGCAATGTGATCAGCACGTAACTGACTAAGATCGCAGTATCCAAGATTAAAGTAAGATTCACGTCCTAAGTTGAAAGAATAAACACCTAAGTAGTAAACATCAGTTTTGTCTCCATCAACAACTTCAAGATACATAAGAATGGGGAAACCATCCAAGCACTGTCTTACGTGAGACATGATGTCTTCATCACCGTGCTGTGAACCCATAGAGTATTCAAAGTTATTATTATCGTTGATGAATCGACCCATAGCTACGTTATTAGTATGCGCGGAATCAACAACATCAGCTTTTAGATTGAATTCAGTCTCGTGTAGGAAAGTTGAACTATCATTTCTTTCGTAGTTAGGTGAGAACAACAGGATAGTTGGATCACCAGTATCTGAAGTCTCTAATCCCAGAGTAAAGTTCTTAGCTTTATTGTTCATAGTAGAAGAACCCTGTAACTTCAAGTAGAAATAGTAGTTACTAAATGTACTTGGAATTGAAATTACTGCAGTTTCATTTTTATTTCTTCCCCAACGTAGTTGACTGATAGGAATCTTAGCCTTTGCTTTTATATCAGTAGAATCCTGTTCATACTGGCTGTTTAATCAGTCGAAGATAGTAGGAGAACCAGGTATAGTTTGTTGTATCTTAGGCACTCTCGCAACTAAAGTCGGAATATCAATATTCTTGGCAATATTATCATATAAAGTGTTCTCTACATGGACTAGATCGTGATCCATATAGTAGTTTATCTTATTTGTACTTGAATCGTACAAGAAATTAAGAATGTTTGTATCTCTCTCAGGTACTACTTCAGAGTCGTTTCTAGACTTAATTTCATAAGTATAATGATAATAATTGATATCAGTATCGTGGATTTCACTTACTCCGACAACTCCAGTGAAATAATCAGCTGAGAAGTGGTTAATAGCATAGTTTCCTGGGTGAAAATCAATAGAACCTAAGATTTTTACAGCTATAGGCCATACATTGATTGCTCCTTCAAGAACTCCATCCACGTATACATTGTATTCATAATAAGTCTGGTTAACAGAGTCATCATAGTAAACTGGAGCAATAGCCACAGTGATAAGATGATACTTATCTGGGTTACCAGGATCATAAGAAGTTTCTTTATGTAGGAAGAAGTTACAATCCTTATTATCTCCCCCGAAAACTCCGCTGAAGACTATTTTGTTTTGATATACAGTAATGAATTCATTCGTAGAGATATCTTCATTACTTCTTATAGTGCAGATAGGATCAGCTACGTTGTTAATCTCATTATACTGAATACCAATATTGATAAGTAAGTTATTAATTCCTTCTGGAGGATTTGTGAAGTGGTAACTTACATCCTGTTCGTTAGAACGATATAGTTGAACATAAGAACTGGAAATAGACTCCTGTAAGCCAGCGACTTTAATGTCTTCATAACCTTTATAAAAGGATTGCCTTGCTGGAACAGTGCTTGGTTTAAACCAATTGTAAGTAGAACTTACTTGTTTGCAGTATAAGTATTTCTCAGTTCTTCCAATAGAAGTTCCAATATTATAAACGAAGGTAACTTTATGCCATCCTGGAGTTCCGTATGAAACTCTAAGGGTGTAAGTCTCACCTTCAGTTCCATTTAATTCTTGAGCTCCTTGCTCATCGTTGTCTTTTCAATATTTAATTGTACAAGCTCTACTTTGGTTAGTACCTTGGTAAACTCTACAGTTAAATGCTATTTCTCTGTTGATACTATATTTATAAGCTTCTTCTTCACTTATTTCCTCATCGTAGATAAGACCAACCTGAGGAGTTAGCTTCATATAGATTTTCGCAGGTATAAGGTTAAAAGTAACCGTCTTTGTAATAACCTGCGTATTCTGATTCTCTGGAGTAATTCTTAATGTTAAATTAACATTATATGAGTTTGCATATTCATCTGATATGTATTTCTCGGGGATTTGAAAGACTAAGTATCCATCCTTATCTAGAATTTCTCCAGTAACTGGTTCTTCATTTAAAAATGACCATGAATAGGTACATTCTGCATTAACAGTAATTTCGTAATCCAATTTAACATAGAGTCCCTCCACAGCTGCAGTCTCAATGTAGATATCACTACTTGCATAAGGGGTTAAACCATGATCTGCATTTCTAACCAGTTTAAGATCACTGAACTTAAATGGATGTACAACATAAGTTGCATATAATGTCTTAACTTGGACATTATCAGTAACCTCAATTGAAACAATACCATTAGTAGAAAGAGTTATAGTAGTATCAAGTCTCCATTTATTTTCTGCAGATAACTCTACTTGCTTTTGTGTTCCTCCATAAGAGTAAGTAACATAATATGCAGCGGATCCTCCAGATATGGCAATTTTCAATGGATAAGTAGCTTCACCATTACTCAAGCTGATAGTATTACCTGAGTTAATAGTTTGTCCATCCAAAGTTGCAATTACAGACCATTTAGTAGTACTTCCTCCTCCGGAACCACTTCCAACAGCGCCGTATTTATGTGTCCATTTTAATTGACTTTTTAAGTCATAAATATCTTCACTCATTTTTTCTACGACGGTGTCTAAATTGTTACCGGCATTTGATTTACCGGTAACAATTATATCACCATCTGTAATAATGTTTATATTGCCTTTTCTTTTCATATTAACTAATCGAAATTATAGGTGTTTCTGTTGAAGACCAACTGCAGTATCTAGAATCGGCAACTACAGTTGCATATTCAAAGGCTGGAGCATCTGTACCATATACTTGCTGTGTGAAGTTATGACTAGTATTGTCTTTAATGTTCTTAATTCTAACAAGTTTGATAGCATAAGTATCTCCAGACATAGAAACGATAGAGAACATAGGGAATTGCTGTGCTCCATCTGCCTTATCACTTCCGTCTGCTTTCTTTCCAGTCTGAGGAATAAGTTTAGCAAAGTGCTGGAAGTTACTAGGTAACTCTTTGTTAGAAGTTAGTTTATAACCAGTTGCTTGACACATAAAGTATGTAACGCCGCCTGTTAAGTTGTTATCAACTATCATCGGTGAGAAATATCCAGAATCTTGAGTGCTGGTAACAACAGGACCTTTTACATAAGGCTTCTTACTTGTATTATAGCCTCTTAAAGATGCATCAGTATAATCTGAAGGATATACTCAAGTTGAAGTATCTCCAGCTAAAGTGTCCGTCATGGTCATAGGAGCTTCGAGACTATTAATAACCTCTCCATTTAAAGTATAGAAGTAATTCTCTCTAACTGGATATGTACATGCATAAGTATGTTTATGTCCTCCAATGCAGAGTTTTACTTGGAAGTGCTCAAGAAGTCTACTTAGCCAGTGAGTTGCAATAACATCACTACCAGTCATCTGATTTGTATGACTTCCAACAAGAGAAGCTTTAAAACCATTAGTTGCTTTACTTAGAGATCTGTAGTTACCGTAAACATTAGCCTGAGTAGTAAGACCGTCTTTAGTAATAACTGTGAACGGCATCTCATGACATGCCACAATCGCTTTCTTAGTTCCCTTAGAATTAAGGATGTTATAAAGCATTGTGTAAATAGTTGTAAAGTCTGAACAATATCCAGCGGAAGCTCCTTCCTCAGGAATTGCCCAACCAGTGTAAATATTTACAACCTGATTGTTATAACGTTTGTGGAACCAGTTCTTGCAGTTCTCATAAGTAATCTCACTGTTTACCATCACAAAACGATAATTAGTAGAATCAAAATAGTATAATGAAGGAATGTACTTCTCTACAGTATCATATCCTGTAATAGTAGGAAGATAGTTCTCACTTTCATTTACTTCGTAGCAATAGAATACATGGAAGTAGTAACCATTTGATTTACCAGCATCATCGCCAGTTCCAAGAATCTTTTCATTAGTATCGCAAAGGTCGTTGTTTCCAACAACATTCATTTGCTCTAGGTGTGAGAATAAACTCTTACCACCATTATAGTAATCAAGCCATTCGTTAATTCTTGTTCCGTTCTGGGTCATATCTCCAGTATTGATCAAGACAGGCATGATTGTATTATCGTAAGCTATATCTGCATTAATCTTAGCATTCAGACTATCTGCAGCTGCAGTCCATACTTGATATTCAATCCAGTGGAATCCTTGCTGGTCAGTAATCTGATAGATTCTAGGAACAGCCGTAATAGGATATAGTGTAAAAGTATATTCTTCAGAGCAGTGTTCTGGATCAGGATTTCCATTCTTATCTGCACGACCAACCACATAAGTAAATTCAGTTTTTGCAGATACTGCACTTCCAGAATTTAGAATCAAGATACATTTATGTGATGTATAGTGAGATCCGTCTCCCGGGAAATCTCCAGTAATTCTCTTATAGATGCAATTTATAGCGGAATTTCCGAATTCTTTTCTTACTACAGAACCAGTTGCTTGAGTCTTTCCACCATCTCCGGCTTTATAAGATTCAAACTTCAGCCAAGATGAGCCATTCTTGATAAAGACATATTCATCGAATTCTCCAGCAGAAATCCAGTTAAAGGTTCTTGTAGTGTACATATCGATACCGAATGCACAAGTAACCATGTTGGGTTTCTCTTTGTCTAACTGAGTTTTATCAGTAGAAACATTCTTGGACTGTGTTGAAGTCTTAGGTGTAAATGCTTTCACTGGATAAACAGCTTCAGAATTAGGGAATACAATGAATTCTTTATCTAGATTTAGATATTGAATATCATTTGTTACATTAGCAAGACGCATTCTAGAACTATCATACTGCGTTAAAGCCTGGTATGCTTGCTTTGCAGGGTCTAATTCAAAAGTATTCTTAACAATAGTATTGCTAAAAGTAGAAACATAGTTTTTTCCCCAAGTTCCAGAAGTAGCAGAAGGGTGTGCATTGAATACTAATGAATCGATGTAATTATATACATAAACTAGAGGTGCTTTAGAATCAGACTCTGAGTTATTGGACATAAGAACAGTTGTAGAGCTTATAGTTTCTCCACCAACAGTTGCTCCATAGGTTAATGCTAGAGCATAGCAGGAGATTGCATTTCTAGTTAGATCTAGAAGACTTCCGTTTACGTATCACTCTATATCGAAAGAATCAACATTGATAAATACATCAGCGTCAGTCTTTGGATCTGCATATTGTTTACATCTAATAAGATAGGTTCCACCTTTAGGAAGAATTCCCGAAAGAGCAAGATGCTCACAATCTAGTTTACTTGGATTAGTTGAATTGGGATGTAAATAGTGGATATAGCATCCTTCCAGAGGGAAGTCTTTATCGGAAGTATTTTCCAGCTCAATATATCCATGAGAACATCCGAATTTTGTATCTGTTGTAAGTGGACCGTAGACAGCTCCGATTTTAATTCTATCTGAATCATTTTTCAGATCACTTGTTAATACTGGAGATGTACTATTTTCAGAAGCAAAAAGTTTTGAAACAAAACCTCTTATCTGGGTAGCTGTATTCATTGGGAACTGAGTTCCAGCCAATGCTTGGATTCTTTGTGCAAGCGTTAGACCAGGTAACTCGGTACTTCTAAGCTCCCCATCTGAGTCCACGGTAAATTTAAATTTCTTTCCTGTGTTGTTATTAATGAAGGTAACATCGGAAACATTTGAAAGTTGAAGACCTTCGTCATCAACATATACAATTCCAAGTTCCTCCAGTTTTTCAATCATTTCTTGTACTGTCATACCGCTGTCAGGTTTACTAGACCCACTGATAGCTGTGAGTCCACTTTTTCCGTTAATTCATAAAATCTTTTGATCTTCCTGCCAGATTAACTCATCAGTTAAAAGTCTATCTTCAATACTTTGGAGTTCTGATAAGGAAGCAACAGCTCTAATAGTTATATGAGCTGCTCTGTATTTATAGTCGCTATCATCTGGTTTGCTTTGAATAATCTCGTGACTAAAATCTTGATATTTTGAATAAGCGTTAAATTTATAAATAGTTAACTCGCTTAAAGTTACTAAGTTGATATAATATTTATCGTTTATTTCAACTAAGGCTTTTTGAACTTCTCCAGTTGTTGGGTTATAATAACCTTCAACAAGTGTTCTATTTGTATTAAAGTAACCTACAGAAATCCAGATATAGTTTTTACCGTATTCTTCATCAGATTCATTGTCAACTTTCATAGTTCTTGAAACTAGAACACAGATGTTATATCTTTCTTCAGTAGGACTGTAGCCACTTATGATTGTATCAAAGTTTAATTCAATATCTGGGTTTTCCTCTGATAAGCTTTTTAAGTTAACCACCATATGGGGTTCACTTACAGTTACATATAAGAATATCTTAGTATCACTAATTTCTTTATAGGCATTAGCAATTTCAGCTGTAGTAGTTGCTGTAGTTAAAATATCAGCATAACCAGTTTGATCATAGCCTATGGCAGATCTAGGTTCAATCGGAATGAATGAATTCTCAAAATCAATAGTAGCATCACTAATCTCAGAGAGTTCATCTTCATCTATTGACCATAGAGGCTCGTCTTCAGTAATATTAGAATATTCACTTACTATTTTAGAAGTAGCTGTATCTGTTCCAGTATAAGAGGAAATTCCGTATCTAAAAGAGTTTCTTAGTTTTGCAACTTCTGCTTGTAGCTTTCTAATTGCAGAAAATAGAACATCAACATAAGGACTTCCTGTAGAACCTTTCTCGTCTATATCACTATCATCTGGAATTAAGATGTAGTCATCAGGAACACTTTCTGGAGGTAAATTATCCAGCATTTCTTGTGTTAGAGTAGGAAGTCCAACTGTTATTCCAACTACCAAATCCTTCGCAGGAACGTATGTATATGCGCCAGAAGAATATATAATCTTGATATAAGGATCACCTATAATGATAGAACTATCATATTGTTTATCTTCTTCAGTAGCTTCTGCAATATAAGTAGATGATGTTACAACACCACTATTATTTACTGCAACTATAAAGTCCCAATAAGGAGAATCTACGTCGGAGACTTTTCCTTCGTAATATACTAAAACTGGCTCAAGATCCAAACTTGCTTGGTGATTTTTTCTGCAAGCCAAAATGGCACTTTCATAAACTACAAAGTCAGTGACATATTCATCATTCATGTAATATTTACCAGCGGTTCATTTGCCAGCTCAGTTAAATGAATGACCACGTTCAAATTGATTAGAATATGGTAGTTTATTTTTAGTCATAGAATCTTACTATCTTCATAATATCAGAGTCACTCATATCTACATATTTATAATATGTTAAAAGGTGACATATCTCTTTCATTGTTGCAATTCTATTTAGATTGTAAGTATGTCCAATACTTAAATCGTCAAGTTCGTCTTTTAATAGGCGAAACAATTTACCTTTAAGCTCCTCCACAACCACAACTATTTAAACCTTTATCGACATAGTCCTTACACAGATGTCCACAAGTGTTTAAACCATTCAGAATTCTCTGTGCTTCGAAGAAGTCTCCTCTCTCTAATAGGTTATTGATAACCATGATTGCAGCTAGCAGAATATCAGCTCTTTGTTGTAAATCGTTATTTACTACGCAAGCGCCTTTGCAGTTATTCTTTAGATAATTATTGATTCTATCTCTTTCAGTTAGAACATAGCATCTAACTAAATCATAGATAGTAAATGAATAATCATCAAAATAAAAGCAATTGTCAGGATATTCTTTTCTAACTATAGAATATACATCATCAAAGTCTTCTACCGGATCGTATGAAGAGGTTTCTTTAGAATCAACATCATAATAGAAAATTTTTCCGGACGCAGTTTCATACCATAGAACTTCGTTTGCAGAAGTCGTATGTCCTTGAGTTGGAAGCAGAAGTTTCTGATAGTAGTATAGACCATTTTTCAGTCTTTCCACTTCCCAAGGATCTCTAAGCTCATCAACAGTGGTTGCTATAACAAGATCACTGTCAATTAAAGCATTATTATCGCCATCTTCTACAGAGACAAGTCTTTGAAGTTTTGCATGAGGATGTTGATCGTCAAGATAACCGTCGTTAATTCATCTTTCGTAAGGAGACCTATCTATTGCTTGAAAAGTTGAATTCTCAAATCCAATTTCCATAAAAAGTCTACTATCCATAATTATACGTCTTTTACTTTATCATTATAAGGATTACCATCACTAATCTGCAAAAGCTCAATGTCAACTTGACGCTCTTTTGTTTTGGCAATTTTATCGTTATAATCTTTATTGTTTCTCATTTCTTGCTCTTCAATGGCAACTCTTCTCTTTTCAATTTCAACTTTTTCCGAACTATTTTTATCAACCTCTTTTTGAAGTCTTTCATTTTCGGTTTGAAGTTGATTAATTTGTTTAGAATATTCTTGAGTTTGTTGTTGAAGTTGTTGTAACTGTTGTTGAAGTTGCCCTATGATATCGTTTTCTTGTTTTTTGGTTCGTACAGCATCATCAATATATCCCTTTAGTTCTGTAACATTTCGTGCAGTCATAATATTAACAATCATTGCTGGATCAGCCTGTCCGGATTTAATTAATTCAACACTTGAATTTCTTAATCCTTCTTTAGCTTGGAATGTTTCAGTACTATCCTGAATATGTATATCAAAGTCTGTCATAGTATAATATTCTGGGAGCGCAGTAAATATTTGATTTAATTTTGTTCCATTAATCAATGTTCCACAGATTCCTTTCTTATATACTATTTTAGCAAGATTTAATAAATCATAGTTAACTTCTTTGTAAAGAAGATCCATTGCAGAAAAGTATTGCTTAGTAAGCAGTGTAGACTGTCTTATTCCAACTTTAACGTTACTAACAGCATCTCTTTGTTGAATTCCGCCGAGTTTCTCTGCAAATACACCAGTAATAGAACTAGCTTGTTGTTCGATACTATGAAGTACAAGATCAAAAGCTTGCATCATTTGTGCTTTGATTGTGTCATCAAAACCGTTGAAAGTAGTATTTACAATTTGAATTCCTTCTTGGGAAGAATCAAACAATCCAACGCCCTGTTTTTTATATGCAATCCACTTCTGTAATCTTTCTGGAAGCTCTTCTCCTAAGAAAGTCGGAAGATGTGATACATCTACCCAATCTCCTAAAGTTCCTCCAGAAGCGACTAAACTATCTCTGTAGTAGATAGTAAGATCATAACGATCCTGGAGGTCCATTGTATGTAGTACTATACTAAAGGGGTCTCCATTTTTATCACTGAAGAAAATCCCATTTATAGTTAATGAGCAATCTTTTGGATTAGAAACACTTCGTACAATATCTTCGGATTCCCCTCTAACAATGTATATTTCCTCACCTATTCTAACGCCTTCGTGTCTTACAAGTTTATCCTTTTCATATTCGACTCATTCACACTCATATACAGGAATTAAATTATCATTTCTAGAATAATAAGGATCAGATACTTCTCTTATTGGAGATACCTCTAATCCTCCTAGTATTCCTGGAGTAGTACTAGCTCTAGGCATTCTTTCTTTAGCAGCATAGTGAGGAACTCTTACATATACTGCATTATCATTATCAACACCTTTTGGAGTATCTTTAGTAAGTTTGTTTCTTGCTTCGTCAGTTAGCTCTTCATCATATTCTGCTAAAATTTGATCTACAGTTAACCAACGTCTAACGAAAGCTCTAGGTGATTTATTTAAATAAAATTCATTATGGTTCCTTTCAACAAATGTATCAATTGGATTTAAAATTTCTAATTTAAGGTTATTTTTTCCATTAGAAGGTCTTGTTCTATAATAACAAACTCCGCCAATTAATAGATCTGTTAATAGCTCCCTCATTTTATTTTTAAGATCGATGTCTCTGGAATTCTTGATATAGTTTAAAATATTCTGTGCAGCTATTTCGTATTCAGACACATAAGTATCTGCAACTTCCTTTTTAATTCTTTCCAGTTCCTTTGCAAACAAAGGATCGTCAGTAATTTCTTGGCCATTTAAAATAACCTGAACTATTACATTTTCGAGTTTTTCTTTAAATTTATTATAAACTGCATTATGAATTTTTAATTGCTTATCTCGCATAATATCTGAAACCGTATGTTCATCTTTGCAAGAAATTTGCAAATCAGGATCCAGTTCCAAATATTCTCCAACAAGAACATCAATATGTTTTTTAATTAAAGGTGTGAATCCGACAGAGGTCGGAGTTCCTATTCCATAATTTTCTTCTATATGTCTAAATTGCTCTGCATCTCTTATACAATGGTAATAATTATATGCTTTTTTGAGCTGAACTTTATCATAGATCAGGTCACTAATGCACGAATTTATTTTTTCGATTTCTTTTTCTTTATTCATAATTATCATCCATTTCATCCTCCGGAAATTCTTGAATTGCAGTTCAAAAATGAACACCATGAAGTTTACGAGTCTTTATTTCATTCCTAATAAAAAGTTTAAATTGCTCTTCAGTTCCTTCATATGCAAGAATCATCGGTGATAGTTCCATATTAAGATAAAGGAGTAACATTCAGAGTATACTTTCGCCAACTTCTTCTTTTACAACTTTAAGTTTGCCAACATATTTTCTGCATATTACTTCTTCTATGATTGTTTTAATTTCAGATTCTAAAGTCGTCATTCTGATTGTTTTGGAGGAATAATTCCTCTACGTTTATAGCCATTGGAATCAATATAATATCCAATATCTTTCCATTGATTTTTTATAGACTCAACAGTGCTTGGTTTAACTCCTGAGAGCTCTTCATCTGCAATTTCTGCCATCTGCAATGCAGCGATAATATCAAACTTTCTCTTATTTTCATAAGAATAGTTCAACATCTGGTCAAGCATTTCTTCATAGTCTATTGTAAACCAATAATCATTTATAAAGTTAGCTACAAGT